GAAGCATGGACAATTTTGTTTATTATCATTATAGCTATGTGTTTTATTCCGTTCACCCAGCCTTATGTTCAAGAAGGTTTTGCAGCATTGTCTAATACACCTGAATGGTTTCAATGGGCAATGTACGCAAGTATAGGTGCAAGTTTTGGAATCCGTGGGTTAAAAGGATTTAAAAAATGAGTTTATACGCAAACATAGCAAAGAGAAGGGCGAGCGGTAAACCTATGCGTAAACCTGGACAAGCAGGAGCACCCTCAGCAGCAGATTTTAAAAATGCAGCTAAAACGGCTAAAAAACGCAAGAAAGTTCGTAAAGCATAGATGTCTACCCTTTACATACACGAAAAACTCCTTAATATACTATCTCAACGGGAAAAGACACTTACTGACCAATTAGTAGAAGGTCAGGTAAAAGATTTTGCCGCATTTCAGGAACTGCGAGCTAGGCTTGCAGAACTTGCCAACATAAAACAGGAGTTAGATCTCCTGCTAAAAAGGATAGAACATGAGTAAAACTCTATTAGTTCCAGAGCGGTATGCAAAGGCTGCTCAAAGGTCTGCTGAAAAAGAAACCTCCCCTGATAAAATTACCGCTAAGGAAAAACTTCCAGAACCCTCTGGTTGGCGTATCCTTATTCTGCCTTACCGTGGAAAAGGTAAAACAGCAGGGGGTATCTACATACCCGATTCTACTGTAGACCGTGAAGCATTAGCTACTGTTTGTGGCTATGTGGTAAAAGTCGGTCCGCTTGCATATAAAGACCCTGTAAAGTTTGGCAATGCTAATGACCCAACAGAAAATTGGAAACCTTGGTGTAAAGAAGGTGATTGGGTTATTTTTGGTCGGTACGCTGGTAGCCGCTTTAAAATAGATGGCGGTGAAGTTCGTTTGCTAAACGATGATGAAATTTTAGCTACAATCAATAATCCCGAAGACATTATCCACACATAGGAGTGTATCTTATGCCTGAAGCAAAACAAATAGAAGAAGATGTTGTAGAAGTGGAATTGGAAAATGACACCGAAAAAGAAGTCGAAGGCACCCAAGTATCTGTCGGGGAAGAAAGTGAAGAAGGCATCGTCGAAGAAACCTCAGACGAAGACCTCGAAGGTTACAGCGACAAAGTCAAAAAACGTATCGAAAAGCTCACCTACAAAATGCGGGAAGCTGAGCGTCGTGAAAAAGCAGCTACTGAATATGCTCAATCTGTTCAAAAACAAAATGAAGAGCTTGCGAAACGCAGTTCTCAAATTGATGAATCGTACATAAGTGAGTATGACCAAAGAGTCACATCACAAGAAGATGGTCTCAAAAAGAAATTATCAGATGCTATTAATTTAGGTGATGTTGATGCACAAATAGAAGCTCAAAAATCCATAGCAAAATTAGCTATAGAATCAGAGCGGTTAAATGTAGCTAAACATCAACTAGAACAACGAAAAGCTGCTCCACCACAGCCTCAACCACAAGCACAACCACAACCTACTAACCAGCCAGACCCTAAAGCAAGGTCATGGGCAGAGCGTAATTCTTGGTTTGGTGAAAACGAGCCTATGACTCTTACAGCTTTTTCTATTCATAAAAACCTTGTAGAAAACGAATATTTTGATCCTAGCTCAGATGAGTATTACCAAGAGCTAGATAAACGTATCCGAGAGGAGTTTCCTCATAAATTTCAACAAGATAATAGGTCTTCTGCTAGAGCACCTGTTGCGGGTGCAACACGTTCTTCTGGAAAGCCCTCTAACAAAAAAATCAAATTATCACCTTCTCAGGTTGCAATCGCAGATAAATTAGGTGTATCTTATGAACAATACGCGAAGCAACTTGCTCGCTTACAATCGTGAAGGAATAGATCATGGATCGTACCCCACGCACAACTGCCACTCGTGAAAAAGACACGCGCCGTAAACCTTGGCAACCCCCGTCTACGTTGGACGCCCCACCTCCCCCTGAGGGATATACTCATCGTTGGATCCGTGATTCTGTCATGGGGTATGATGATAGTAAAAACCTTTCAGCTCGCCTCCGCGAAGGCTTTGAATTAGTTCGCGCCGATGAGTATCCTGATTTCCAAGCTCCTACCATACAAGATGGTAAACATGCAGGAGTTATTGGTGTTGGAGGCCTCATTTTAGCTCGTTTTCCTATTGAGTCGAAGCAAGAACGTGATGATCACTATAAGCAAAAGACAGCTGACCAGATGATTGCCGTCGATAATGACTTAATGCGAGAACAGCATAGTTCAATGCCGATTCATAATGAACGGCAATCTCGTGTAACTTTCGGAGCCAAAGGAGGCTCCGAGTAATGAAGGAAGGACTTTATTATGGCCGGATCAAATATTGATGGACCATTTGGATTACGTCCACACAACCTTCTAGGTAGCGCGGCGAACTCCAACGGTTTGACTTCTTACCTCGTACAAGTATCTGCTACAGCAGGATCTTCATCATCTATTTTTCAAGGTGATATGGTGATCCCGTTGACTAACGGACTTGTGGATGTAAGCGCGGCTGACGGCGGTAGCGTTGCTATCCTAGGTGTTATGGGTGGATGTGAGTACATCGCTCTTGATGGTACTCCAACTTTTTCTAACCACTATCCTGGAACTGCTTCTTTGAAGTCAGGCACTGAGGCGCGGGTTTTCGTTTACGATAATCCACATCAAGTGTATGAAATCCAAGGAGATGCTACGTTGACTAATATTGCAACGGCAACTGCTTTGATTCATGGAAACGCTGAAGGAACAGGATTTGGCTCAGAAAACGGTTCTACTGGTAATTCTATCGGTGAACTTTCTGTAGCTTCTGCTGGTGCTACTACTGCTACGGATAACTTCCGTGTAGTTGGCATTAAGGATTCATTTGACGAAATTGACGTTACTGCTGCTGGCGTAGTGTTCTTAGTTAAACTGAATCTTCCTTTCCATACTGCAACCACTGGTCTATAAGGAGTAATTAGATATGGCTATTGCAAGATCCCAACTCCTTAAAGAACTAGAGCCGGGACTAAACGCCCTGTTCGGTTTGGAGTATGACCGCTACGATAATGAACATGCCGAGATCTATGATCAAGAAAATTCAGATCGTGCGTTTGAAGAAGAAGTAATGCTGGCTGGATTCGGAGCTGCCCCCACTAAACAAGAGGGCTCTGCAGTATCATTTGATATTGCGAACGAATCATTCACAGCACGTTACACACATGAAACCATTGCACTTGCATTTTCGATTACTGAGGAAGCCGTTGAGGATAACCTTTACGACAAACTCAGCTCTCGTTATACTCGTGCGTTGGCTCGTTCCATGGCTAATACTAAGCAAGTCAAGGCAGCATCTGTTCTAAACAATGCTTTTGACTCTAACTTCTTGCTTGGTGATGGTAAGGAATTGTGTGCAACGGATCATCCCACTACTTCAGGTGGTAATTTTAAAAACGAATTGACTACATCTGCTGATTTGAATGAAACATCTCTCGAGCAATCCTTGATTGATATTTCAGCTTTCATTGATGAGCGTGGTCTTAAAATTGCTCTTCGTGGTATGAAGATGATTATCCCACCAGCACTTCAGTTTGTGGCTGAGCGTTTGATGGCTTCTAATCTGCGTCCTGCTACTGCAGACAATGATGTCAATGCAGTCCGTAATATGGGTATGCTTCCTGACGGTTATGTGGTTAATCACTTCCTAACTGATACAGATGCATTCTTCATTAAAACGGATGCACCAAACGGCTTCAAACATTTTGTTCGTACACCGATGCAAACTGCTATGGAAGGCGATTTTGATACAGGTAACGTGCGTTACAAAGCTCGTGAGCGCTATAGCTTCGGCGTGTCTGACCCGCGTTGTGTATTTGGTTCTCCTGGAGCTTAATACATTGTATTATGAAAAGGGCGGCTTGCGAGCCGCCCTTTTTTTGTTTATAGTTTTGTAATTCCTGACAGCTACATTGGGTAGCTGACACTAGCCAAGACAGGAGACTTAAATGGCTGTAACTACTTTTAATGGAGCGGTACGCTCTGAAAACGGTTTTAAAGTTATCAACAAAAACAGCACTACAGGTGCGATAACTGAAACCTCATCTATTGCTTCTACTGGTATTTTTACCAATAAATATATCAAGCACGTTGGTTATGCTTCTGGTGTTACTGTAAACACCACAGCAGGTGATAGCCCCGCTATTGCTACATTTGTACAACCAGCAAACACAATCATCACCGACATTAAAATCTTTTGTGATGTTTCTCCAGTTATTGGAACAGGTGATATTGGTTATGAGGTTGGTACATCTAGTTCTGGCGCACAAATTGTTGCGGCGGTTACTGATGAAATCCTTGATGGTGGTACAACCGTCGTTATCGGTAATGTAACGACTACTACTTTGGTAGCAACGACGCAAAGTGCGACTACTGCACCAGTTTCTCCACAGTATACGTCTGCTGCAAGAAATATTTTTTGCAACATCACCAATACGGTGGATGCCACAACAGCGGGTTCGTTCACCTTTATCATTGAGTATATTCAAATTGCTTAGTGTGCAATAGAGAGGGGTTAGCCCCTCTCTTTTTAAAAGGAGAATAATATGGCTGGTTCAGATGTAAAGGCTTTTACAAGAACTGCAACAGGTGCGTTTTTCGCTGGTCCTTCTAGGATTAGAGGTGTGTATATAAAAACAAATGCTTCTGGAAGTCCCGCTTTTATAATTAAAGATGGTGCTTCTGGTGATACGGTTTTGAGCATAGTGTCAACTACAGATCAAACAGACTCAATATACGTTCCGGATGAAGGTATTAGATGTTCATCTAGCCCCACCTTGACCACCCTAACGGCTATTGATTCTATTACGGTATTTTTGTCATAATGCCCAGTGCAAAAGATGTAAAAAGAACCCCTTCTGGTAAAATATCATACCGAGGGGAGACTTTTCCTGGATTCAACAAACCGAAACGCACTCCTGGAGCTAAGAAAAAATCAGCGGTGTTAGCTAAAAAAGGTGACCAAATAAAACTTGTAAGGTTTGGTGACCCCAATATGAGTATTAAAAAAGATATTCCTGCGAGACGTAAATCTTTTAGGGCTCGTCATAATTGTGCTAGTGCTAAAGATAAATTTAGTGCGCGGTATTGGTCATGTAAGGCGTGGTAACATGAAAGCAGATGATGTTTTAAAGTTGTTAGAAAAACATGAGGCAGATTGCAGTGAGCGTTATGCCCAAATACAAAAACAACTTGATAAATTAGATATGAGATTGTGGGGTATAGCGGTGTTGATTATAGCAGCGGCGGCTGTACCGAGGCTAATGTAATGGCTATGACAAGAGGTAATATGGCAAAGCAGATTAAGACTGCTCCCTCTAGTCGCAAGAAAAAATCAAAACGCAAAATCCCTGCTAAATATCTTGCAGGGTTAAGTCCTGAAGATAAGAAAAAACGTCGTAAAGAAATACAACGTAATTCAAAAAAATCAGCAAAGGATCCTTCCGCTTATGTTTTCCCAAGTGATACTAATAAGTCAGGAGCTAGAAGGAAAACGAAAGAATCCGTGCATACGAAAAAGTTCCGTAAAATGTTTGGGGGTAAAAAGACATAGTCATGGTAAAAAAATTATCTGCAAAGCAAAAAAAGTTAGCGGCTTTTGCACCGCCTCGTGGCAAGATAACTCGTGCAGATATAATTACTGCTGCTAAAACGAAAGGAAAAGCTAATGGCACTAAACGCAGGAACAAAAAAGTCACTAGCAAAAAAGGCTGAAGCGGCTCGCAAAAAAGGTAAAAAGGTTACAGCTGGACAACTCGGCAGAGTATATAATAAAGGGTTAGCGGCGTATAGAACAGGACATCGTCCTGGGACAACCCCCAGTCAATGGGCAATGGCTAGGGTGAACAGTGTTTTAACAGGTGGCAAAGCTGCCAAAGTAGATGCACATATTTTTGGTAAAGGTAAAAAGCCCAAAAAGGAAGAGGGTAAAAAGAAAAAATGAACTATTTAACAAGTAACGTCCCTTACTTTAAGTGTTGGGTAAGGCGGGAGTATACTTGCAACCACGAAAATTTCCATGGAGAATTTCTTCATGCAATGGTAATAGCTGTTACAACTATGCCAAACAGATGTTTAAGTTTTCAAGTTATATTCACAGGTTGTGAGAGTGATGAAGAAGGTGAAGAAAATGTTCATGGTGGTGCTATGTGGGCAAGGATGCCGATAACAGCTTTGGTTGGTGATACTCAATTTGAGAGTTGGCCTCAGCCTATGGATGTATATCAAGCACAACCTTGGGATTGTATGTCACATACTCATGCCGTATATAGTTTGAACAGAGCAAAACCTTGTCCTTGGATTGCAAAAATCGATGGTGAGTTTTACCCTGCAAAATACTATTTTACTGTTGATTATACAGATAGTGAAGTGGCAGATGATCCAGCTCAACACAAACAAAGCCATGTGTTAGAGTTATTAGATGCTGGTGAATGGACAGGTAATATAGTGGCTTTGCCTAATAATCGTGTGAGGGTAACACATCCAGCATGGTATGTTACAGGGGAGGGAGCTCCTCAATTTAAACCCTCGCAACACATTCACTATTCAAAGTCTGATTTAGACTATACAATGGATGTCAATCAGATCTTTGATAATCTCTACGCAGAAGAGGAAAATGATGATGGCGAAGATGAAAAAGAAGATGTACGCTAAAGGCGGTGCCGTTAATAAGATGATGAAAATGTCTAAAGGCGGTGCTGTTAATAAGATGAAAAAAATGGCTAAAGGCGGTGCTGTCAATAAAGTTATGAAAATGGCTAAAGGTGGTGCTATCAATAAAAAGAAAAAAATGGGCAACCCTAAAGTCATTAAAGGTCCGTATAGTTAATGGCTACCTCTGGGTCAACTAACTTTGAGCTTGATGTAAATGATTACATCGAAGAAGCTTTTGAGCGTTGCGGCTTAGAGGTTCGTACAGGTTATGATGTAAAAACAGCTAATCGTTCTTTAAACTTGATGTTTGCTGATTGGGCAAACAGGGGTTTAAACAGGTGGACGATAGAACAAAGCACCCTTTCGTTAACTTCGGGTACGGCTGTTTATACATTACCTACTGATACTATTGATATTTTGAGTGCTGTTATAAGAACAGGTACAGGAACTTCTCAATCAGATACTCAAATAACTCGAGTAAGCAGAGATACTTATATAAATATCCCTAGTAAAAATACACAAGCCCAGCCGAGTCAATGGTATGTAGATAGGCAAATAATCCCTCAGATTAAAATATGGCCTACTCCCGATACAACCTATACTTTAGTCTATGATAGATTAACCCGCATTGAAGATGCAGATTCTTCTATTAATACTTTAGATGTACCGTTTAGATTTTATCCTTGTTTAGCAGCAGGATTAGCATATTACTTAGCTATGAAAAAAGCTCCAGACCGTATACAAATCCTTAAAGCTGTTTACGAAGAAGAGTTTAATCGTGCTGCCTATGAAGATGTGGACAGAGCTAACCTTAGCTTAGTTCCGCGTAGAGATTATTATGGGTTTAGCTAATGGCTTATGCTTTAGGAAAATACTCACAGGCAATATGTGATAGGTGTGGCTTTCAATACCCTTATCTTGATTTGAGGCAAGAATGGAATAATTTTAAAGTTTGCCCAGAGTGCTATGAATCTAAAGCTAGACAGTTAGAGCCTACCCAGACAGGTTCGGATCCAGAAGCGTTGTTTCAACCTAGGCCGGATGTGAAAGAGGACAACAACAGGTTTATAGTTTACACTAATGTTGGTTTAGGAATCATAGGTGAAGAGTTAACCACTTTTGAAGCAACAGGAAGTGTGGGAACAGTGACGGTAGCTATATCATGAGTTATACATATACACAGTTAAAATCTTCTATTCAAGAGTATACCGACAATAATGAAACAAGTTTTGTTTCTAATTTAAATAGGTTTATTGAAGCAGCAGAACAACGTATTTTTTCAACGGTGGATTTAGAATATTTCCGTAAAAATGCTTCTGGAGCAATGACTTCGGGTAATCAATTTTTAGCAATGCCCACAGATTATTTAGCTTCTTTTAGTGTTTCTATTGAAAACTCTGGCTCTAAAGTATTTCTTTTACAAAAAGATGTTAATTTTCTTCAAGAATCTTACCCCGATAGTACCGTGACAGGTATACCTAAATATTACGCAGCATACGATGTAA